TATACTCAGGAGCATCAGGTGTTGACGCTGGTTTTAATATAGGTAAAGGAACTACATACACTGCTTATACATTTAATGCAGGTACTGGATATGCAAATGGTGAAACATTTACAATACCAGGAGATCAATTAGGCACAGGAGTAACTCCGGCTAACGATGCATTAATTACAATTACATCAGTTGCTGGAAACGGAGCAATTTTAGCATTTACTGTTTCTGGAAACACAGGCCTAGCAACAGATGCAATAGGTACAATAGTAAGTGGACCACATCATGAAACTGCAAACGCTACATATGATCCCAGCAGTCAAATTGAATGGGTAGGTACAAGATTCTCTTCAGAATATAGAGTTACATATAATATTAAAGACAACAGTATTTTAAATGCTGATGTTAATCCAGCGGCGGCGATTGCACAAAGCAAACTTGCTATGCAAGCGGCTACTACAAGAGCAAACGCAACAGGTATTGCACAAGTAGACTTAGGACTAGCGGCATTTGATGATAGTGACTTTACAGTAACAGATGGTTGGGTAACATTAAAAACAGGTAGTGTTGATTTAGCAGACATTGAAGAAATTCCAAATAACACTGCACTCACAAACATTAGTGGTGCAACAGCAAGTCCAACTGCACAAACAATTACCACAACTGGTGGCAATGATAGTATTGTAATGACCAAGTCCGATGGTATGATTAGAACAACTGGTTTAATCATTGGTGCGGCAGATACTAACGTAATTTTACAACCTAAGTCAGGTGCGGCAACAACAATTGAAATGCTTACACCTGGTGGCGCACAAATATTTGAAGCAACAGGTACAAGTGCTATTACAGCAGAGTATGCGGCAAGTATTGATATTGATGGCTCAGGTGCAGATACTCAAAGCACACTTCAATCAAACTCAACATTTGCAAACAAAGGTCGTTTAAGTTCAGCATGGATTAAAACAAACTTTCTTGAAGCAACAAACGATGCAGGCACAGGTATTGCGATAGGTACTGGTACAGGTAAAACAGCATCAGGAGAAGTTGCTATTGTTTCAGGAGGTTCAACAGTACCATTTAAGTTTAGTTCAACTGGTGTTTTACCAGATGTTAATAATACATATAACATTGGTAGTTCAACATTAAAATATAATACAGTATATGCAACAGTATTTGACGGCACGGCAACAAAAGCAAGGTACGCAGACTTAGCAGAAAACTATTCAGCAGACGCAGAACACGAACCAGGTACAGTTATTGTACTAGGTGGTGCAAAAGAAATTACAACAACAGCAACTAAAGGCGATTCAAGAGTAATTGGTGTTGTTAGTAACAAACCAGCATACTTAATGAACAGTGAACTACAAGGTGAGTTTGTTACTCCAGTTGCATTAACTGGTAGAGTACCGTGTAAAGTAATTGGCAAAGTACAGCCGGGAGATATTTTAGTGTCAAGTGCTATTGCAGGGTACGCAATAGTTGACAACAATCCAACTGTTGGTACAGTAATTGGTAAAGCATTGCAAGCCAAAGACAGTACAGACAAAGGTACAATTGAAATCGTAGTAGGGAAAGTGTAATGGCAAAACAAGTAGTTAACCTAGGTACAAGTGCTAACAAAGGTGATGGTGATCCATTACGTACAGCATTTGATAAAGTAAATGATAACTTTGACGAATTATATCTTGATTTAAAACAAGTTAAGTCAGCACAAACAGGAGGCGGCACACTTATTGTTGATACTATTGGTAGTGTACATGCAACAGACAGTACATTGCTTGTTGACGGCAACAATGGTAAAATTACAGGACCACTTGCAAGTACAACTTGGGACGTTGTTGATAACAACATTGATATTACAACTACAAACACAGGTGTAAATGCAAACATCACTCTCGAAGCACAAGGTCTTGTTACACTACAGGAAAGTGCGGCAGAAGATTATGTGCAAGTTAGTTCAAACGGAGTTGTACTTTATTCTAATTCAGATATTGCACTAAGAACATCAGGACAAGACATACACATTGGTTATGATACAAACAGTGGTAATGTTGAAATGGGCCACAATAGTTCACGTGTAAACATTAACGGTACACTAAACGTAAACGCATTTGAAAAAATTATTCCACCAAGTTATACAACAGCAGGACGAGCAGGATTTACAACAGAAGGTTTTATGGTTGTAAACACAACGCTAGGACATTTAGAAGCATATGTAAATGGTGCATTTAGAAAAATGACACTACAAGATGTAGGAGAACTTACAGACACAGGCGGAGTTATACCAGCAGATTTATCTGACTTAACAGATACAACTAGTTTAATTAAAACAGACGTATCACAACTTACAGATAACGCAAACGCTATTCCAGCAAGTATAGGAGATTTAGTAGCAGGAGGAAACTTAGGAGATGTGCTTGCTAAATCAGCAACAGGTTATGCTTTTGTTGCACCAGTTGTAGAAACACTAACCTTAGCCACTTTAAAAACAGAAGTTGCTAATAGCACAGACTTTGCAGACTTCAAAACACGTATAGCCGCACTTTAAAGGATTTAGTTGATGGAAAAAGAATACATTGTAACACTAAGACAAGGTGTAGATCCAAATGCTTTTAGACAAGATATGGTTGCTGATAATATGCTTCCATATGTGCCGACCAAGGCAGTTACAGTTGCTAATGAAAGACCAGGATCAACACGTAACACACATTATTTACTAACTGACGAAGAAGCAGTTGAATTACAAAATGATGAACGTGTTGAAGCAGTTGAACTAAGACCAGACTTACGTGACGATATTGGTATTGAAAGATTTGCAACACAAACAGGTAATTTTAATAAATCTACTGCAACCACTGGTGATAATGTAAACTGGGGATTACGTAGAATGAGTGCGTTATCCAATCCTTATAATTCAAGTGGAGCAGTTGTTGGCGGATATACACATACGCTTACAGGTACAGGTGTTGATTTTATTGTACAAGATTCAGGAATACAAGCAGATCATCCAGAGTTTCAAGATTCATTTGGTAACAGCAGAGTACAAGAAATTGATTGGTACCAAGCACAGTCAGTAGTGAGTGGAACATTACCACCAGGATTTTATACAGACTATGATGGACATGGTACTCACTGTGCAGGTATTGCCGCAGGAAAAACATACGGCTGGGCAAAGAATTCAAAAATTTATTCAATCAAAATTGGAGGACTGCAAGGTTCAACTGATCCAAACAATGGTATGCCTATTAGTGATATCTTTGATGTTGTTAAAGAATGGCATAAAGCAAAGACTCCGGATGTATTAACAGGAGTTAAACGTCCAACTGTTATTAATATGAGTTGGGGATACTTTAGTAGATATCTTGCTGTGACAGGTGGTAACTATAGAGGAACATCTTGGACTGGTAATGCTAAACTTACTGCCTATGGAATGACAGGTGCGTTTGATGGGACTGGTTATAGACATCCTGCAAGAGTAGCATCAGTAGATGCAGACATAGAAGAATTAATTGAAGCAGGTGTAACAGTATGTATTGCGGCTGGAAATAATTATCATAAAATTGCTACAGCAAGCGATCCAGATTATAACAACTATTACACAAACAGTTTCGGACAAACAAAATATTACCACAGAGGTTCATCTCCTTATTCAACAAACGCGATTATGGTAGGTAATATTGATCAAGCACTAGATGCACAAGGTGATGAGCAAATAGCACAAAGTTCTGAAAAAGGTCCTGGAGTTGATGTGTATGCACCAGGAACAAATATTTTCAGTTCAACAAGTACAACAAATAGATTTACAGACGGACAGTATTTAGATACTGCATATAGAATTGCTAACATAAGTGGAACATCTATGGCATCGCCTCAGATTGCAGGACTAATTGCAACCTACGGAGAAATACAACCTAGTTCAACTCCTGCACAACAAAAAGCATGGGTAACAACAAATGCCAAAGAACAACTTGATGAAAATGGTAACACTGGATCCGATTATACAAATTATAGAAGTTTAATGGGTGGTACAAATGCATACGCACATCAACCATATAACAGTGCAGATGTTTTGACTATTGCTGGTGACGAAACTATTGTAGCATCACAAGGAGCAATAGAAGCAACTTATGCAATAACAGCAAGTGCATCAAGTGTAGACGAAGGCGGAAGTTTTACAGTTACATTAACCACAACAGGTCTTGTAAACGGAACTATTGTTCCATATACTATTACAGGCGTAGCATCATCAGATATAGACGATGCAAGTTTAACTGGTAATTTTATTATTGGAACTTCACAAGTCTTAACAGTCAACGTAACCGAAGACAATTTCTTTGACGATGGAAACGAAACATTTTTGTTAAGCCTTAATGAAGTAGCAGGTAAGAGTGTAAGTGTTACAATTAACGATACAAGTAAACCAGATCCAGTATATTCAATTACTAGTTCAAGAGATAGTGTAGGAGAAGGTGAAACATTTGTAATCACACTTACTGCAACAAACGTTTTATCAGGCACATCAATTCCATATACAATTACAGGAGTTTCGAGTGCAGATATTTCCGACGAGCCACTTACTGGAACACTAACTGTAGGTAGCGATGTGGAAAGAACATATGTAGTTACAGCAGATGGATTATTAGAAGGTAATGAAGATTTTGTTTTTACAGCAACAGGTACAGGTCAAAGTATTACTGTTCAAATTAATGATACAAGTAATTCTCCAATAACATATAACTTAGTTGCATCATCAGGTTCAGTTAACGAAGGGTCTGCTTTTTATATTGATTTAGTTGTTGAAAATGGTATTCCTGGAGTTACATTACCATATACAATTACAGGAATCAGTTCAACAGATTTAAGCACAGGAACATTAACTGGAAATTTTGTTACAGGAACTACAACAAGAGCAAGTTTTGTAGTAGCAGAAGATTTTACTACAGAAGGTGCAGAAACATTTGTAATGTCATTAACATCAGTTGCTGGTGTAACTGCATCAGTTACTTTTAACGATACAAGTACAACATTAGTTGCAGGTGATCAAGTTGTTTCAACAACAGGTTCGGGATCATTTATTGTTCCTGCTAACGTTTCAAGTGTAAGTATTATGGCCATTGGCGGTGGTGCTGGTTCGGGAACAACAGCGGCATTAGGTGCAGGTCAAATCACAGGCGGTGGTGGTGCTGGAGCACTTGGGATTATTAACAACCTAGCAGTAACGCCAGGACAAACTATAACTTACACAGTAGGTGAAGGTGGTGCTGGTAATAACAATGGACAAGATACTGTAGTATCATATGGTGGATTAAATTATACAGCAGGTGGCGGAAAAGCAAGTCCGGCTGTAGCAATGAATACATTAAGTAATACAACCTATGAACGTAAAATTGGCGGTGATGGCGGAACAACATCAGGTGCATGGACTATTAGTAGAGCAGGCGGTAAAGGTGGAGATTCATATAGACACAATAACGGAGAAGCAGTTGTAGGTGGCGGTGGCGGTGGTGCTGGTGCTGGTGCAGTTGGCGGATCTGGTTATCCAAACAATCAAGTGTTGAGTGGACCTAATAAATCAACGTCTCCATATAATTGGACTAGTGCAACAAGTGGTACTGTAAGATTAATGGAATCACTTTATACAACAGAAATACGATTAACCTTAGAAGTAGTTAATTTAACATTTGGAACTGAGTTTGCTTATTATTTAAGAAATCAAATTGATTCAGTATTAAATGCTTCAAACGGTTGGGCAAACCATGATGCATATTATATGATTTTAAGAAACGGTGTAGATGGTACACCTAGAATGGTTTACAAAAATCTTGCAAAAGATTTTGATTCAGTTACATCATTGACTGTTGGTGGTGGTATTGGTGCTAACAATGCTCAATATAGTTTTGCTGGCACAGGTGCAGGAGTTGCTATAGAATCAACAACATCATATGGTGGTATAACTTATACTAGAAACACTGGATATAATGCGGCAGAACTTATATCTATTTTAGAATTTAGAGGTGGAGTTGCTACAGATGCAACAGATTTAAACACAACACAACTAGCAAAAATAAACTTATTCCAAGAAGGTAATAGTGCTGTACTTCCACAACAAACAGCAGGCACAGGTGGTGGACATGGTTATGTGCAAGATTGGCAAAGTGGTACTGGCATTACTTATGGCGCTCAAGGAGGCGGTACAACTTTAACTAGAGAGATGACTGCACTAAGAGGCGGACATGCTTCAACTACAGTACCAACACTAACAATAAGCGGAGCAGGAACTGTTACCACAGGAGTAGCAGGGCAAAAGGGTAATAGTGCTGACACAGTTACTCCAGCAGTAGTAAGTCACGAATGTGGTGGTGGTGCTGGTGGTGTGCTTGTAATGGGACTTGCAACATCTGGTAATACTACAAGAGCAGAATCAGGACAAGATGGCGGAATATGGATTATGTATCCTGGAAGTAGAGATAAATTTGAACCGCCAATATACGCTCTTACAAGTAATAAAACCTCAGCAAACGAAGGCAGTACATTTACAGTCACAGTAACTAATAACCTTAGTACAACAGATCCACAAGTTTTAATACCATATGAAATTACAGGTGTTAGTTCAAGTGATATTGATATGTCTGGACTAGTAACAACATATGGAAATATTAGAGGATCATTTACACAAATTGCAAATAGTAAATTGTTTAGTGTTACAGCAGACGATACATTTGATGGAGCAGAAACGTTTAATCTTAAACTAATTGAAGACCTTACAGCAACTACACAAGTTGATGACGATCACTATCTTCCATTTATGTCTGACAATGCACAAAATAAAGTAGTTACAATTAATGATAGTAGTGACGGAACACAAGAATCATACAGTGGTTCAGTAGTTAATAGTGGAGCAAGTGGCTATGTGTGGAATACAGGAAGTGATAGAAACGGAACAATTAGTGGAGCAAATCCAGGAGTAGTTTACGATAGAGGCGATACTATTAATTGGACTATTAATGCTTCAGGACATCCTTTTTATATTAAAGATGTACAAGGTAGTGGAACACTTAACCAAACAAATGCTGTAACAAATCAAGGAACAGTAAACAGTATCATAAGTTACTCGCCTACAGTTGGTGGACGTAAATATTACCAATGTAGTATTCACAATGATATGCATGGTGAAATTTATATTGCTGACAAACATTGGGCAACAACGCATTACGGTGAAACTTCAGCACGTACTGCAAATACAACTTTTCAATATGTAGCACATGCAGGAAGTGGCGATTCAGTTGTTATTGAACAAATTGATAGCGGTGTTAATAAATCATGTGCATTAATAAAATACACCGATAGAGGATCTCCGATTTGGAGACGTTCACTAAGTTCAAACTACATAGCATCAAGTGCTATTATAGACAGTGGAGAAAATGTGTATGTTGGTTATAGCGGTTCTTGGAATTGGGAAACAAATACTCCAAGTGCAGATTATCCAAGTGATGCATATATTACAAAATTAGATCCAGCAGGCACAGTATTGTGGCAACGTAGTTATTCAGACACAGACGGAAATGCTCTTGCAATTAAAGCAATGGCTTTTACTAGTGATGGAAATATTATTGCAGTAGGTGCAAATTATTTACAAAATTTAGATAGCGGAGTATGGGTTTTAAAAGTTGACATAACAAACGGAGATGTATTAGTTGTAAGAAAAGCAAGTCCAACTGCGAAGAAAAGTGAAGCACAAGATGTTGCAGTAGACTCTTCAGGAAATGTATATGTTTACGGAACTGAAATTAAATCAGACGGTACTGAAACAGCAGTAAGATTATGGAAGTATTCTAGCACATTCACATTACAATGGAATAGAGGTTGGTATGTGCCAAGTGCTACAGGTACAGGATTTGAACCTGCTGGCGTAACAGTTGACCAAAACGATAATCCAATAATAGGTCTAGGATATGTTGCTAGTCCACAATCAGGATATGAACAATCGCATATATTAAAACTTAATCCAACAACTGGTATTATTGCAACTGACTGGGTATTAAATGACATAGGCGAAGCAACTATTGAAACAGATTACAGAGAAACTAAACCAAAATTACGAGATGTTGAATTTGATACTGTAAATAATCTAATTTTTGCTGTTGGTGAACAAAATAAAGATAACACTAATTCAAACAAACGAGGCATAGTGCTTTCATTTAGTGACGGTTTAGGTATATCTAAATTTAGAAATTTACATACAAGTGCTAGTGCTAGTTTGAATGTAGGCATTCACAAATGTAGTTTAGATAATACATTAGATCCAAACACCAGACTTTGGGTAAGTGGATATGGTGTTTCAAGTAAGAAGACAAGTTTAGGTAGAGTAGGTGGATTAATTGCTTGTGTTCCTATTAATGAATCTGATACTAATACGAATACATTGACTGTAGAAGATTGGTCATACGAAGTTCACGGAACAATAAGTGTAGACGCCAACTCACCATTACAAACACACGATACAGCAATGGTTGTTGATGATAGCACAGCAACAGCAGGTGGACTAGTAAACGGTACAACAAGCACAAGCACAGCAAATTTTGTTGAATATAAAATGGTACTTGATGTTGGTGTTAATGCAGAGCCGGAAATACAAAGTCCAACTTATACATTAACTTCTAGTGCATCTTCAATTAATGAAGGACAAAGTTTTTCAATTACATTAGATACAACAAATGTAGCCAATGGTACAAACGTTCCATATACAATTACTGGAGTTTCAAGTGCAGACATTGATAGTGCATCTTTAACAGGCATTTTTACAGTGCTTAATAATAGTGCATCAGTTACATTTAATGTAACAGCAGATAACTTAACAGATTAGAGGGAATCAACAACAGTGGCAAACGAAACTTTTACATTAACTTTAGATGATTATCCGAGTATAAGTGCAAGTATTTCAATAGTAGATACAAGTCAGACACCTGCGGCTGGAGAACAAATACTTACATCCAACGGATCATTTGTTGTTCCAGCAAACGTTAATACCTTGAGTATATCCATGGTAGGTGGCGGTGGTGGAGGAATGTGTGGACAATATTCATCAGGCTCAGGAAGAGGCGGTGGAGGCGGAGCATATTACGGAATAACTGATTTAACTGTACAGGCTGGTGATGTATTTACAGTACAAGTTGGCGGAGCAGGACAAGCAGGGTCTTGTAGTACAAATTCTCCGTTCGAAACAGTAAACGGTGCAAGTCAAAAATATCCACAAGCAGGAACTATTACTAATTCTACTAGCGGAGGAAACACTCAAATTACATGGACTAGAAGCGGAACCGATTTAGGCACTGCACTTTGTGGCGGTGGAGCAAGTGGATACAATAACGGCGGTGGCGGCAGTAGCAGTATAGACACAGTGTTTGTTGATAATAGTGTAAGTTATGTTGGAACAGGTTCAGTACTTCGTGCAAGTTCATCTGCTCCTTCTTCTACCAAAGCAAGTGGTGGCGGTGGTGGAGGCGGCTATGGCGGTAAAGGTGGCCAAGGTATAGGTGATTTTCACAGAAGCACAGGCGGATATAATTATTATAAAGCACAGCATGGAGGCAACGGCGGAGGCATGCGTTTATATGGCGGTACTAACGTGGGTAGTACTGGCACAGATGCTCCAGCGTTAGGTTTTAGTAATTACAACTATAGTGGTGCAGGAGACGGCGGTGATGGTGGAACAGCAACAGGATCAGCGTTTGGTTACGGTGGAGGCGGCGGTGCCGGCGGACAAATCAGAAATCAAACTATATATTCTTACGGTGCTCAATATACATATCGTTGGTTTTTAGCAGGTGCCGGAGAAAATGGTGGCGGTGGTGCAGTACGTTTTGCATACGGTGGATAGTAATAAATACAATATAAGGAAACTATTATGACAATACAAAACATTAACATAGGTAATATTGCTAACGACGGAACAGGTGATGATCTAAGAGAAGCATTTCGCAAAGTTAACGAAAACTTTGATGAACTAGATTTACGTTCTCCAGAATCAACAACAGCCGCTGGTATAGGAACTGGCGTTGCTGTATTCGCAGGCAAAGTCGGCGATCAATTAACATTTAAAAACTTTACAGCAGGTACAGGAATGTCTGTTACCGCAGTTGCAGGAAACGACATACAAATTAGCACAGATCTACAGGGCATGTTAGTAGTCACTGACGGTGGTAGTCTGAATGTAGACGATGGTGAAACACTACGTATTATAGGTGGTGCAGGTATTACAACTAGCATGTCTGGTAACAATCTAGTAATTACTGACACATCAAGTCAAGGTAGTGAAGTGTTTAGTACACAACTTGAATTCGGAGATATTGTTCCAAACATTCAAAGTCATGCAGAATTTTTACAATTAAATTTTGATCTTGATTACGGCACAATAACTGCACCGGTTACATTCGGTAGTGATATGGGGACTATATTATAATATGTCTAATTGGACACAAGCATCTGGAACAACTTTAGTTACGACTAATGAAGAAGAAACTATTTCCGTAGGATTACCTCTTACTTCAGGTATAAGTCCAACTATATCTATTATAGCAGGTTCGTTACCTCCTGGTCTTAGAATATTTCAAAATAACATTATTGGCACTCCAAAACAAGTTGAGCGTGAAAGTACATTTACTTTTGTATTACGTGCAACAGTTAATAATGTAATTGACGATAGAACATTTAAAATTGTAGTTAAAGGACCTGATGATCCTTTATGGAAAACTAAAGAAGGAAGATTGTCAGTAGGTAATTCTCCTATTAACAATAGATTTTTTATTTTAGATAATGAGATAATTGACTTTCAATTAGTAGCAACAGACGTTGATTTACCGGAAGGCAAAAGTTTAGAGTTTTGGATTGATAAGGGTGACGGTGAATTACCACCAGGAATAAGCATGAGTAAAACTGGTAAACTATCTGGTGTTGTTGAACCTTTACTTGCATTAGATAAAAGATCAAAACTAGGACAATATGATACAACAAACTACGATATGTACTTACATGACTTTTCAAACAAAAGTAGTTTATTTTATCAAGGGCAACTTATAAACAATTATGTATACAATCCACCAAAAAAATTAAACAGACATTATGATTTTAAAGTTAGTGTAAGTGACGGACTTGCAGTTGTAAAAAGAAATTTCACTATATTTGTTGTAGGCGAAGACTTCCTACGTGCGGATAACATTGTTGTACAAGTTGCAACAGGAGTGTTTACTGCTGATAACACTTATATAAGAACACCAATTTGGATTACTCCAGGCGACTTTGGATTCCGTAGAGCAAACAACTATATTACATTATTCTTAGAAGTACTAAAAAACGAAAATCAAGAAGGTGCAATAAATTACAGATTAATGCCAACTAATGATGATGGTACAACTAGTAAAGTTCCAGTTGGAATGGCAATTGATGTAAACACTGGAGAAATAGCAGGAAGAGTTGCATACCAACCAGCAATTACAACACAGTACAAATTTACAGTAAGAGCAGAACTTTTACTTAGACAAGATAATAAACTCATTGTTGCTACATTCAAAGATAAAACATTCACAGTACAATTATTAGGTGATGTGGATAGTAGCATTGCATGGACTAGTAAAACAAAATTAGGAACTATACCTGCAAATCAAATAAGTGTATTTAAAGTTCAAGGTACTACTACTGTACCTGATGCTCCTTTATTCTATAGACTAGTCAGTGGACGTTTGCCTCCAGGACTTACACTTGAATACAATGGAGAAATTACAGGCACAGTTAGACAATTTGGTCAAATAACGCCTACAGTAATTACAGGTCTTACATTCTTTGATAATGATGATATGACATTTGATAATGATACTACAAGTATTGATAGAATCTATAAATTTGTTGTTGAAGCACAAGATAGGTTTGGATTTAGTGCAGTCACAAAAGAGTTTAGTATTGAAGTAATTGATGATGACGATACACAATATAGTAACTTGTATATGAAACCATTTTTAAAAGAATCTAAACGATCAGAGTATCAAGCATTTATAAGTGATCCTGCAAACTTTCCACCAACAAGTATATATAGACCAAATGATCCAAATTTTGGAATACAACGTGATATTAAAATTTTAGCATATGCAGGTATTGAAACAAAAACTATAAACGACTTTGCTATAGCAAGTCAAAAATGGCATAGAAAACGCAGATTTAATCTTGGTGCTCTTAAAAGTGCAGTAGCAAAAACACCAGGTACACAAGAAGTAGTATATGAAGTTGTATATGTAGAACTCATTGATCCAGCAAAAGCAAAAGTAGGCGAAACAAAAAAGTCATTTGTACAACAAGGTTCAATGCAACTAAAAGCAGACTTAGCACAGCGAAGTAATCATAAACAAGGAACTCCAACATTACTTGATGGATCTAGTGTCAATAGAAATACTGAACAGTATAAATTTATGACTGACGATACACAATTAGATTTAGGTGATACTGTAAACACAATAGCAACAAATGAAACACTAACAGCAACAGCAAACACAGATTCAGACCCGTTTGTATTTGGTGAAGATAATGTTGTAAAAGCAGATAGTGATGCTGTATTAGCAAGTGGGGGTCAAGGTAAAAAATATATTAGTAATATAACTAATATGCAAGATAGTATAAAAGCATTAGGGCGTACAGAATACGACTTTTTACCATTATGGATGCGTACTCCACAAGTTGCTGGAGAACAAGAAACAGGCTTTACACTAGCAATACCTTTATGTTACTGTAAGCCAGGTACAAGTGACGAAATAATGATTAACTTAAGAAATAGAACATACGATTTCAAAGATTTAGACATAGAAATTGACAGATATATAGTAGATAGTGTTGTAGGTAACTCAAACGATCAATATATTGTGTTCGGAAAATATAATTATAATGCGTAACACTGATAAATATGTGTAGGAGAATAAGATATGGCCATTACAACAAGCAGTTCTAATATTGGAACAATTAATGCAGATTATCCTGTTGCAGGACAAGATAACGACTCGCAAGGTTTTAGAGATAATTTCACTAAAATTAAAGCAGAACTAACAAATACCCATGCTGACTTAACAGCATTAGATACAAATACAGTAAAGAATAATGATGCTGAAACTGACATGCAAGGAAACACTATTAAGAATGTAACATTTCTTAGAGGTACAAGCAAGTTTTACAGTGGTGGTGTATTAAGTAGTGCAGGTGTTAGACCAGTAAGTTTTGAAATAGCAACATATCATTCTTATACAATTAATAGTACAGGTATTACATTAGAACTTGCAGATTGGCCAGCAAGTGGTAAGTATGCTGAAGTATGGTTAGAACTACGCGGACGTGGGCAAGCAGACACTGTAACATTTTCTACAGCAAATAGTGGTTCAATCAAGGTAGCAACAGGATTTGCACATCCAGCAACTATTGACGATAATGTACATCCATATATCTATAGATTTTGGACAATTGACGGCGGGCAAACAGTCTACGGAGAATATTTAGGTGAGTTCGATACCGTCCTTTAATCCATTAGTACAAAGTTTTGACGAATTATCTGATAACGAATTAGAAGAAAAAATTCTTACTCTAAATAAAAAATTCTGGATGACACAAAATCCACAAGTCAAAGAACAAATTACAGCCATCCTTGACATGTATAAAGCAGAGATGGAAGGCCGTAGAGCCAAACCAAAAATAAAAAGCCAAGATGGCGATAATTCACTTGACAATCTGATTAATATCAGTTAAAATACTTGTATGATTATGAAAACAGACGAACTAGGTATTCCACGATTCTCTAATAAAGATCTTATTGATATGATCTATACAGGTCATGCTGATAAGTGCCATGTAGTTCTCTGTGATGCAGACGACGATATAGACAAGTTCAATGTCGCTATGGAAGAACAAGGCTTTGATAAACTACAAAAATATATTCCATTAGATGTAGATCAACAAACTTTTGACGGTGTATGTCAAAGTGAATGGTTTATGCCTGATGAATACAA